GCAAGCACTCCTGAAGTTGTCAGAGAGGTTGCAGAGCCTGGACCAGCGGATCACCCAGTTGGAGCGCCCTACATTGATGTACAGGCGTCCGAGCTCGAGTGAGTACGAGACGTTATCTGATACACTAGACTATCTACATAATAACGTTGAGGGCATCAAGGAAGACCTTATAAAAGTAGCAAGAGCAGTATAAGATGGCAATGCCCTATATCAACCTATTAGCGCCTTCTATGGGCGGTATAGGACCCATAGAGTTATCGGATCTCTCGAAGCTAGATAAGCTTAAGGAGGGAACTGGCGTAGATTTTTATGCTGGTCGATTTTATCCGAAGGACTCTAAGGCAATTATTGAGGGTTTAAGTTTAGGGTTAATTTCCCAGACTCCTCCGTGGTTAACATGGGAGGAGATACAGGACACACAGATATGGATGATCCCCGCCTTCGAGAACGAGAGAATCCTTAGCATGGATGTCACTATTGACAGAATTGATTTATGGCCTCGGGACGACGAAGACCCTGGGGAGATTCCTGAGTTTAATGAGGATACGAATAGGCATCAGCGTGCTACAGAGTCTTGGAGACATGATGGTGCTGGATATTCTATTGATCCCAGTATCATTGTTACACAGAATGTGGTGCCGCCGATCTTGTTCAATGGGTTTGTGGGTATTAGTGAAATAAGCGGACGTGTCTCCGAGTATGGATTCTATGACTCTGAGTTACATATAGTCAATGCTAGAGAATATGGTCAACAGCATAAGGCAGAATACCGCAACGCCGAGAAGTATGAGCTCAAACGTTTACGTGAGGATGGTATATGGACGCGGCGCACCGATGAGTTACCAAAAGACGAGAATGGTGCTTTAGTATTCATTGATGATGGTCCACAAGGATATCCTAGTCATTTAAAATGGGATCAAGCGGAACGTGATTATTCAAAGATGGTGCATAGTGATTACCTCAAAGCAGGTAAGTATGGTAACGATTCATGGGATTATCATACCAGATGGGTTGGAGAGGGTACTGAATATGGACCTGAGGCAGGGTTAATTGCGATGCGACCTAGTAGACTTGATACTATTGTTCTTACAGTCAAGGTATCATGTATTACAGCAGTTATACCTGATTTCATCATACCACCTGATACATGGACTGGTATTTTAGATTATGCTACAACAGCATTAGAAACATTTGCTTCAAATCAATTATTAAATCAGTTTTGGTATTTTTATTGGCCTGTAAGGTTCAATGGAGATCTTACTGGTGTACGTATGGAGAACCTTCTTGCTAGGGCAGGAATAAATAGGGTACAGAACGAAGATTACAGACCACCAGATCTATGAAACCATTTGGATTGGCAGGTCAAGGATGGTATGGAACACATGATATTCATACTCTATTGACGTTTAATACTCCTGGGGTAGCATATTCCAAGGATGTGGTAATCAACGGTAGATTCGCCCACAGGATCGGTGATATATCAGAACCACATATTCTACCCATCCCACCCTTTCCAGCGCACCCAGAGACGATTATAGGCGTTCCTGGGACTGTATACATCAACGGTATGCCTGCTGCTCCTGTAGGGGCATCTGTTACTGGTAGTGGTGCTCACATATATCTTCCGAGCTACACCGTGTTTTTTGGTGAAAACGTGGTATAATAAACAAGTCAATTAATAAGGCACTATGGCACGAAGCAAAGTTGGTCTCAGTGGTCAGCAGATGATTGAGTCTACTCCCAAGAATACTCGACAGGGTATGGGAAAGAATACGAAGTACGCTGCTACTAGCAGGAACAAGGCAAAGAAAAAGTATCGCGGTCAAGGTCGATGAATTTAATCTGCAATCTTCCTGCTGAGAAAGTTTGGGTACGTAAAGAATACTTACGAGATCACCAAGATGGTCACGGGGAGTTTGTAGAGGGCGTCTGGGTTTCGGCAAAGTCGATTCCTGGACGCGCTTTTTATTTTGAAACATACTTGCCTGAGTATGGGGCAATGTATGACAAACTACCCATCAGTGCGTTTGTACGATCCCCCCAAACCCCAGTCATAGACATGGATTTGGCGAATCTACAATTTTGGAATTGTATGGATTATGGAGTGATGGCAATCAACAAAGGATTCATTGCTCAGATGGAAGTAGAGATCTTCACTCGTGACCATGGGTTACAGAAAGGGAAATACTTGTTTACATTAGACAACTACCACGCAAACCCTGATGTGATAGATAATAATGTAAGTGAAACTCCTCAGGAGCACAAATCACATAATTGTATTGCTTTGAACAATGGTCAATACGCATTGTATCCTAATAATAGGATGCGTCTGTATGACCTCTCCTTGACCCCAGAACACCCCACCTTCCCTGACTTTAAAGTATCTACCATAGAATACGAAGTCGAGGGTGGAACCGACTGGGGACGCCTTGGAGACACTGATAATTATTTTTGGGAAACTAATGCTGAGCGACAACTACGGACGGAGACCACAAATGGACAAACGAGTGGACAAGGGTGAAGATTTTAAGAAGTCAGGAATGACTCTTATCACCGAGACTGATAGTGAACGTCATCTTAAAAGAGCACGTAAGATGCGAGATGTCAAAGAGGGTGAAATCTTTGACAACCAGGAGGAGTGGGCAGACGGGTTCTGTGGTAAGTGATAAATAGAAACAGCCTATTGCTGTGTCTAAATGCCTACCTTTGAGACATTCAAAGACTTGAGTGTTACCTTTAAGAAGCATCCTGTATCAGATGATCTGGTAACGGTAAAAGACAAGGCAGCTATCGTTCAGGCGATTACTGCCTTGCTTCTTACTAGGAAGGGGGAAAGACCATTTCAACCTCAGTTGGGATGTGGTATTCAGAATGTATTGTTTGAACCATTGGATTATGGTAGTGCTGGTATTATCAAATCAGAAATTAGAGAGGTTCTAGAACGTTACGAACCAAGAATTTCTGTAGATAGTATTTTGTGCAATCCAGATGAAATGAACAATGGTTATGATGTTGAATTGACATATACCATTATTGGTAGAGAAGACACACCAGTAACTGTCGAATTCTTCTTAGAGCGTACACGATAATGCCTTATACTCAGGTTGCCAATTTAGACTTTGAAGATATTAAGCTTGCTCTAAAGGATTACCTTAGGGCACAGTCAGATTTTACTGATTATGATTTTGAAGGTAGTGCGTTATCGACGTTGATCGATACACTCGCCTATAACACCTACTATACGGCGTTTAACGCTAACATGGTAGTCAATGAACTATTCATTGATTCTGCCACCCTCAGGGACAACGTGGTAGCGATTGCGAAGCAGTTAGGATATAGACCCAGGAGCGCAACGTCTCCAACTGCTTACATTTCATTTACCGTAAATTACACCAACAATACTACAGACACAGAATTAATCCTAAAGAAAGGTACAGGATTCATTACATCATTCGATAATAACATTTACCAGTATGTGGTATTAGATGATGTAACGGGACAAGTAGCAAATAATGTGGCAACGTTTAATAATGTTGCTGTTAGAGAAGGAACATTACTTGTTAATACCTTTACTGTAAATACCTCATTATCAACTCAAAGATTCATTCTTGATAATGATAAGATTGATACTGACACTATTAGCGTAAAAGTATTTCCATCAGGTGGATCTTTTAGCGAACCATATCTAGTTGCTGATAATATCCTTGATGTTGACGCAACTTCAAAAATCTTTTTCCTAGATGAAACTGAAGATAGTCGTTATGAGTTAATTTTTGGCGATGGTGTTTTAGGTAAGAAGTTAGAGAATGGCACAAGAATTGAAGTGTCATACATGACAACAACTGGACCAGAGTCAAATGGCGTAAAAACATTTGTATTCTCGGGTGTTGTTGAGAATCCATCTGGTGTTTCTCCAAATGCATTTAACACGAACATAGTATCTGTAGTTGCTGCATCGGGTGGTGAACTAGAAGAATCTACAGCAAAGATTAAATTCAACGCACCTAAGTCTTATGGCACACAAGATCGTGCTGTAACTGCTCAGGATTATGCTGCTATTGTTCGTAGAGTATTTCCATCTACAAGTGATATCATAATCTTTGGTGGTGAGGACCAAGACCCACCAGAGTATGGAAAAGTTTTTATTGTAATTAAGGCAGAGAACGCTGCTTTCTTGACATCATTAACTAAACAACAAATTATTGATGATTTGAAGAAGTATATGGTTGCTTCTGTCAGACCAGTAATTGTAGATCCATCTATTCTCTATGTTGAATTGACTTCAAAGATATTTTACGATGGATCTTCTACAGATGAGACCCCAGGACAAATTAGAGACAAAGTGATTGGTTCTGTACAAAATTATCTCGATAATTCTGACATTGAAAAGTTCAATGGCAAGTTTCGTTTCAGTAAGATGGTTGGAGTAATTGATGACACTGATAGAGTGATCAATTCTAACCTAACCGAAGTTACAATGAGGAAAGATTTCTATCCTAGTTTGAATTCTACCTTCTATTATGAAGTGTGTTTCCAGAATGAATTTGATGAGGATTGTGACGGACCTACCTTGTCGTCAACTGCTTTTAGAGTCACTGAATACCCAACATTTGATGTCTATCTTGAAGATAGGGATGGCAAAATTGTCCTATATAGAATAGATAGCGTAACAGGCGAAAAGGTTGTTCTAGACAGCAATGTTGGCGACATTGATTATGAAAAAGGTGAACTAAAAATGTATGCTCTTACTATCATTAAGGGTACATTCATTGACAATCGCATTTCTGTTAGAGTAAAACCAAAGTCTAATGATATCAAGGCACTCCGTGAGGTATACCTTGACGTTGATGTTGCGAATTCCTCGTTCACTGCATACAAAGAGTAAGTAAATGCCTGCTGTAAAGACCAAGAGAATCTCTACTCTAGTTGAGTCCCAGCTTCCTGACTTTATTTCTTCTGAATACGAACTATTTTCAAGGTTCGTTGAGAAGTATTATGAAGCTCAAGAGGTACAGGGTGGTCCGTTAGATGTTTTAAGTAACATCCAAAAGTATGCTGATATTGATTACTACGAGAAATCAATTCTAAAACAGAGTGACACTCTTTCTTCAAACATTAGTTCTACTGATACTACTATTGATCTAGTAGACGCACAGTCATTTCCAAAGCAGAATGGTTACGTTAGAATCAATGACGAAATCATTTTTTATGAGAGTCGTACAGACACTCAGTTAAAGAACTGCTCTAGAGGAGTTAGTGGTAACACTAAACTAGGGGATCTTTACAGTTCTTCTAATTTTACTAGCACATCTGCTGCTTCACACTTGGCAGGAGCAGAAGTATTCAATGTTAGTAATCTATTCTTATATGCTTTTGTAAAAAACTTTGAAAGTCAGTATCTTGGTTCTTTCCCCCAAAAGTATCTAAAGGGAGAAATTGATAAAAGAACTCTGATCAAAAATATTCAGAAGTTCTACAAAGCAAAGGGAACTGATAGTTCTATTAAATTCATCTTTAATACAATTGTTGCTAAAGATGTAGATAATAAACCAGAAGTATATCATCCACGAGACTTTACATACAAGTCATCAGAATCTGATTGGATTAATGTATATGCTCTAAAGGTAAAGGTTGTATCTGGTAATCCAAAAGATCTAATTGGTAAAAAGATCGTCCAGTCACCAACCGAAGAATATGGTTATGCATCTGCTACTGTAGATAACGTCATCGCTCAAGGTACAATTGCCGATGAAGTAATCTGGAACATTGTTATTGCTCCTGAAACTATTAATGGCAATTTTGAACTATCAACAAAAGCAAGATTAGAGAAAGCATTACCATCAACTCTCGGTGTAGGAGATAGAATTAATGTTTCTTCTACTCTAGGATGGGATTCTCTAGGAGAGATTCTTGTAGGCGAAGAAGTAATCAAGTTTGATGACAAAACAGTAACTCAATTTGTTATTAGCGAAAGAACTTCACCCGTATCACATAGTCGTGGAGATTTTGTATACAAACCTGTTACTATCGAGGGATCGGGTGTAAAACTTCTTACACTTGGCATTGTATATGATGCTTTACCAGACACTGTTGAACCATACTCATTTACTGGAGATTCTGTACAAGTATCTAAACCAGGATTCCAGTCAGCAGATCCTAGAATTGTTCTGACTGGTACTAATCAACCAAGATGGATTAAAGATACTGGAACCTCAGTAACATCTAGCACAAATACAAATGTAGAGCAGTCGTTAGCAGGTGTATCTAATAACGTATCTGCTATTTTCTCTGATGATCAATATTATTATATCACATCTTCGAGTTATCCATCATACAATATTTTTGATGGACCTAATATTACACAACCAGTCCAAGATCAGAAGATTCTTAGAATTCTAAGAAAAACACCAACTACAACTACAGAAATCTATAAGACTTCAAAGAGAGATGTAGGTATCTTATTAAATGGCGTTCCTGTTTATGGATACAAAGATTCCGAAAGTATTCGTTTTGGAAAACTCGATGAAATTCGTGTAGACACTAGAGGACGTGGATATACAAATCCTCCATTTGTTATTGTTGATGGTCTTGCTGGAAGAGCAAGAGCGCAGATGGTTGGTCAAGTTGTTGATAGTATTATTATCGACACTGAAATTGTATTCCCTGTAACTCCTACAGTAGAGATAACTTCAGGACGTGATGCTGTTGCTAGAGCAATTGTTACTGGTGGAGAAGTAACTAGTATTGTTGTAGAAAATCCTGGTAAGTTCTATTCTTCCCCACCAATTGTAAGAATTACCGATAGACTAGGAAAAGGCAGATTTGCTGAATATGTTGCAGTAATTGACACTGATGGATCGATTACAAAGTTTGAAAAACTAGCAGGTGGTACTTTATATTCTCAAGATAATATTCAAGTAGATATCATTCCCATTGGATCTGGTGCTTCTGTTACTCCTTTACTAAAAGAATGGAATAAAAATAGATTTTCTAAACTAGAAAACACACTAGACAAAGAGTTTGGGTATGTTTTTGAAAATATAAACAATGTTTTAGAATATGGTTATGGACAAGTTGCTAACCCCAAGTCACTTAGACTAGCACTTAGTGATAACATTGATAGCACAGGTAGTGAACCAACAAACAAAACTCACTCACCTATCCTTGGATTTGCTTATGATGGTAATCCAATATATGGACCATTTAGTCACGAAAATCCATTTGACGTAAATTCTCCAATTGTGAGAATGACTTCTAGTTATTCTTTGGTTGGAAATAGACAGGACGGTCCTGCTACTACAAAATATCCTCTTGGATCATTTGTAAACGATTATGTTTACACTCATAAGAGTGGTTCTCTAGATGAGAATAATGGTCGTTTCTGTATCACTCCTGATTTTCCAGAAGGAACTTATGCTTATTTTATTACTATTGATAGTAATCAAGTACCACAGTTCCCTTATGTTATTGGCGACAAGTTCTACTCATTACCAGTAGACAGTAACTATAATTCTAATATCAATCAAAACGATATTCCAAAGAATGCTAAAAGGTTCTTCACGCCTGATATGCTTGGAAATGGAGATGGATTAATTGCTACAATTTCTGAAGTTCGTTCTGGAACTGTAGATAATATTGCTATTGATAGATCTTCTAATAATTTTTCTGTTAACTCTAAATTATATTTTGAAAATGAAGGGACGCAAGGAAAAGACGTTGCTGCTCTAGTATCTTCTGTTACTGGTAGACCTGTAAATTACTTACAGAGTAAAGAAGATAAAGTTGTCAAACTAACAACAATTCAGAATGCATTCTTATTTGTAGATGATACACTGAGACAACCATCTTCTAGTGCTTCTGGTACTATTGTTGGAACAGTACAAAATGATAATGTAATTGTATTGAAAGATGTTGTCGGTACGTTTGACAACACTGGAACTTTCTCCGCTGACATCAAAACTTTCATTCTTACTATTGATCAAGATAGTTCTTACACAAAAGGAGCTACGTTAAGTTTGACCGATGGTGTAAATCCACCAATCGCTACTGCTGAAATCCTAGAAGGAACTAGTAGACAGAATACTGTTACTATTAAAGTATTAACAGGAACTTGGATTATTGATGATGACTATTATATCCAATCAGACAACCTATTCAACACTTCTGGATCTAAAATTGTAACTTTAGTTTCATTAAGTGACAACTTAGAACCATTTGAAGTAAATCAAAGTGTTGCTTTAGTAGAAACTACCGAGAATCATGGTTTAGCGATTGGAGATATTGTTGACATCAGTATTTTCCCAGATGATACCACAAAAACTAAGAATTATTATCTAAGAAAGAGATTATATCAAGAAGCAACTTTCAAAGCACCATCAAACACAACTACAATTGATTCTGATGGAATTGGTAGATTTACCATTCTAAATGGTGGAGCAGATTATACTCAAGATGTTTACACTGATGTTCCTCTAACTGGTGGAACAGGTTCTGGTGCTACAGCAACTATTACCGTTTCTTCTGCTGGTGTTGTAAATGATATTACTTTAACAAACCTAGGAACTGGATACAGAAGAGGTGATTATCTTGGCGTTGATGACGATCAACTACAAAGATCTGGAGCTTCCTTAAGTTCTTCTAGATTAGCAATTTATATTGATCATGCAGGAGTAGCATTTAATGCTACTGATATCAAAGTAAAAACTGCTAAGGGATTCGCAGAAGGAGATTTAGTATCGATAGGTTCTGAAATTGTAGAAATTACTGCTATCAATAGTAATGTTATTACTGTCACCCGAGGAAGGGAAGGAACACTTGCTGTAGATCACTATAATGGTGGATCTTTATCTTTATACAAACCAAGATATAACTTTACAAATAATTTTAGAATTACTAGTGCTAATGGTAGCGGATATATTCAATCATATGATTTTAATACACAAAAAGCAGTTATTGTATTTGATTACAGTATCGGCAAGAGAGAATCTGAACCAGTAACTTTAAGTTCAACATTCTTCGATTCTAGCAGTCAGCAAAGGTTAGTATCAGTTGTTTCTGCTAGTGAAGTAGATTTCAAATTTGAATTTTCAGAAGACAATACTACATTTGTTCCAAATCCAAATATTGAAATTCAAGAGTTTTACAAGTATACCTTTGATACCTCCCACTCTTCATTGACGGGAACTTATTTTGATATGAGTCCAAGCAAGAGTTTTAATCTACTGACTCTTGAAAAAGTTGCAACTACTATTTTACCAGGAAACCCTGGTTCGTCAACATCGGTTAAGTTTGGTTTTGGTCCTAGACTAACACAAAATCTTTACGATAATAAAACTGGCACTAATTTCCTCAATTTTTATTACTTTGACAAGAATGGCATCGTAAATTCTGAGGGTGCTTTCTTTGAAATTATTACAGATCCTTTACAGGGCACAAAAACTCTCAATTATGTAACACCAAATAGATTTGTGTATAATATCACCAAAACACCACTTTGGGATGGATCTGGATCTATTTTATACACAACCAGTGGTCAATTTGCTGTTGGTGAAATTGATGGTGTTGCAATAACAAATCTAGGATTGAACTATAAAAAAGTTCCTTTGATTACTGGATGTGATCCATCAGAACCATTTAGAGCAAGTGCTACCGTATTATTTGATACTGCAACAAATTTAATTACTGGAGTTAGAATTGATAATATTGGATCAAATTACGTAAATCCAAAAGTTGTAATTGTTGATGGTGATGGTACAGGAGCGCAGTTTAAAGCAACACAGCGTAATGGAGAACTATTTTCGATAATTCTAGAAAATCCTGGTATTGGATATACGTATGCTCCACAAATTAAAATTATCGAATCTGATGTAGACTTATATTCAGAAAGTAATACTATTGGAATTCCACAAAGTGTAAGAATTACTAATAATGGTGCTGGTTATCATTTAGATAAATCAGTAGCATCAGATGTTACTTCAAAGTATACACTTGCTTTGAAAAACTTCTCTGGAACTTATCAAAGAGGTGAGGTATTAACACAGACAATTAATGGGGTAGAAGTATTAAGAGCAGTTGTATCTGAGTACAGAACGGGTTCTAATTTACTTAAGATTGAAAAAGTAAATGGTATTGTCAGAGACAATGTTTCTATTGTAGGTTTTATATCTGGTGCTTCTGGTGTAGTTAAAAAAGCATATATTACTACTTTTAAAACTACAACATCCGCTACTTATGATAACTTAGGATTCTACACTTCAGACAAAGGAAGACTAGGTGTATCCAATCAAAAACTTACCGATAGTTTCTTCTACCAAGACTATTCATATGTTGTAAAGTCTAAGACATCTATTGAACAGTGGAGAGACCTTATTAAGTCTACCACACACCCTGCTGGTTTTAAACTATTTGGTCAAGTTGATGTTGAGACAAACGCTACAACCGAAATGCCAGATGTTGGCAACAGAAAGGCGGATAGTTTCTCTATTATTCAACTCTGGAATCCAGAAAAGAATAAAATTACAGTTGAAAGCACAAAACAAGTAACAACCCAAACTATTCAGTCTGTCGAAAACACTAGAATACGTGATGGACAGGGATCTGCTGCTACATCAGAGTTTAATTTCAATGAAACTCGTGCATTTGAATTTACACTCTCTGCTCCTTTTGATGGATATTTTGATACCGATGGTAGATTACAAGGTACAACTGTTTTCCAAGTATTGGACAACATAGGATCTCCTTTTACTCCAATCAGTGCTGAAAGTTTAATTGTTACCCTTGACGGTATCTTACAAGAACCTGGGGTAGCATACACAGTAAGTGGTGACACTATTGTTTTCAGCGCACCTCCATTAGGACCAGGAACAAAATTAACTGGTAACAATATTACTGATACATCTTCATATAAAGGAACAAAATTTGTTGGTAGAAGTTTTTACTTCAAAGATAACCAATACAATACAAGATATATCAAAAAACTCAGGAATATATTCCAGAGAGGTGGCACATGGATTGATGCTGCTAATCAAATTGAAAGAAATAAAAAATTCATTATTGAAGAATCTATTGGTTATGGAAAACAATATTATAGTTCGTTAGATTGGAGCACTAAACTAGATGATTATACCGTAGACATCGGATATATTTTAGATGCTTATCAACATGATATTAGATTTGGTGGCAATAGCAAAGTAGTTGACTATGCTAATATTTTTGCGAATGGTTCTAAGTATATTACTGACAATAAAACAGAATCATTATCGATCTTTAAATATGCTACAAATTTAGCAAATCTAGCAATTATTAATTGGGATTATGTAGAGCAAAGTGTTTTGTTCTTCCAAGGTTCTACTGAAGTTACGGTATCTGATACTGATAGAATTGCTATTGGAATGACTATTAGTGCTGGAAGAGCATTTAGTCCAAATACAATTGTTGTTTCTATTGATAGTAAAACAAAACTAACACTTTCAAAACCAGCTCTAGCAAATGCTGGCGGCGGTGGTGGTGCATCGGCAGGAACTACATTCTTAAGTGGTTCTTCTAATGGCAATGAAGTTCTACCATCTAGTGTTGGTGCTGTACAACCAGGAAATCAATATGCTGTAAATCCAGGAGATACAGTACAAGTTCCTACATCATTTGCTTCTACTGACAGTGCTACATTCTACTTTAGTGGAATCAACAATGGAACGTATTATGATGCTTCTAATTTGATTGCTAATAACAAAGCATATTTACAAGAAGAAGTAAGTGAATTTGTATATGCCAACTATGCTCTGCCGCCATCGGATAAAGCAAAGTGTGCTAGAGATCTAGGATTCTTAATTGATAATGTTGTCTATCATTTAAGATTTGGTGGAAATGCTAAACTAGTTGAATTTGCTCAACTGTATTATACTAATCGTGGATATCCTTATGGAGAAGAATTAACTTATCTAAATGGATTGGAGATCACAGCAGCAAACGCAGCATGGGATAGATTAAAGGATCTCATGGTTCTAGCAATGAGAAATCAACTAGGAACAGGAACTTATACTACGATCAATCCATATACTGATCTTACTGTTTTTACTGATACTGTCTTCCCAGTTTGTGCTGAAGTTGAATCATCTATTGATACGATGATTAGCATTGTGAAAGATATTATTGATAAGGGAACTGGTGTGGTAGAAGTTGTCAATATCAATTCTAATAAATCTGGATACTGGTCTGCTACACCAACGTATTCAAACTATAATATTTTACCAGATCCATTGATTCCTGATCAAGAATGTGTAAATGTAATTTCATCTGTTAATTCTCTTTATAACAATCTCGATGATGTACTGAATAGTCTAGAAGTTGCTAAAACTCTACCTGATTATATTGATGGTGAAACTAAAGAGTTTGAACTATATTGGCAAGATGGTTCTCCAGTTGTTACAGAATCTGATGAAAACTTCTTACTATCATTGAATGCTGTACTACAGGAAACCAAGTACAATGCTTCATACCCAGGAGATGATTCCTACTATATTGACAGAACGGTAGTTCCCAACAAATTGATGTTTGATGTTGCTCCAATTTGGGATCAATATGAAGGAGCGAAAACTTTAGGAGAACCAACTGCAGTTGAAAAAGTTACTGGCATTGGTATTGGTAACTATAAGAGAATGACATTAGATTCTAATTTAATCAATAATGTCAGAACAGGTCCTTTCTTAATTTTAGACTTAGAAGATCTTACTGTTGCTAATATTGAAGAACCTGATTACTTCTTAGTATTCATCGATGGAGTTTTACAGAAGAGTGGCGAATCATACACTGTGTCTGGTCCAAATATCTTCTTTAATTTCCCAATTACAGAACAAATGAATGTTGACATGAGATACCTATATGGTAGAGATGTCGGGCAAATTCTAAATCTGTATGATTTCAATGTAGACAATTACTATGCCAATGGCGTGGTTAATTTAGAAACTACTTTTGGTTTACCCGAGTTCTTGAGCAAGAACTGGATGGGCATTAGAAGAGGTGATAGAATCCATGCTTATCAGTATGGTAATACTACCACATATAATATGATTGGTGAAGTATATGATATTTCTAGCACTGGCAACACTTTACAGTTCCGTGTATTTGGAAACAAATGTGAATTAATTCAAGGTAGAGATGTTTACTTTGCTGTTGCTGGAAGATACGATACTGTATATACTATCGTTGGATTAGATTCTTCTGGATCTAGTATAACATATGAAGTTGATAATGACAATAGAACTTTAGTAAGATCCAACGAAACTTGGCGTGGAACATATTTTAGAAAAACTTACAAGAATCCTTTTATAAGTCTGTCAAGTAATAGCTTGATTAAGGTAGATGGTGAAGAAAACTTTAGAAAAATCAAAGAACTTCCAACAAACTTAACATCTAAAGAACAGAGACCTCAAGAGCAATTATCCAACAATTATTTTGGTCAAGTTGAAGTCCAAGCATATAATGGAATAACAAGAGGTGAGGGATTATCAATTGTTGCTATCGTTGAAAATGGTTCTGTTGTTAGATTAGATTGGAACCAACGCAGTTATGATCCTGTTACACAACCAACTGCTTATCAGTATTATACTCCACCAGTAATTAACTTCATTCCTGAGAATGGAGAAGGTGGTGGTGCTAGAGCAGCAGTAATTGTCAGTAAAGGACAAGTCATAAGCGTTGAACTTATTAGCGGTGGTTCTGGTTACACTAAAGCTCCAAAAGTAGTTGTTGCTAGAAGATATAAAGTATTCAAAGATACCGATATTGGAGTTTCTCTAATCAATGCATCAATTAATATTGAGCAAAGTACAGGGTTAAATGTAATCTCTAATATTTCTGTCCTTGGAAATCAAATCGAGGGTGTCAATACATTCACATCAATTCTATTTGATAGTCCTGTTGATTCTGATAGAGATATCACAGCAATAATTCAAACAGGAGAACTAAATGTAGTTGGTGGTGGTTCTGATATGCCAGTTGGCACAGATCAACCAGATGGAGTTAAGATTGTCTTTATTGAACCAGAACCTGTTGAGGTTGAAGGTGAAGGTGGAGCATTACAGATTCAAGATAATCAAACTGTTGTTTCTGTCAAGATCAATAGTGTTCTTACTACGAATTCTATTTCTACAGTAAGCAGACAGATAACATCTGCTATTCACCCAGATGTTATTCAGAACACTGCTCTATCTAATATTAATTACTTCCAGGTTGGTGCATTCTTGGATGCTCCTCTGGATGCTAGCGATACTATCATCTATGTTGGAAACACAGATAAATTCAAGACAAATGGTTACCTACTGATTGGTACGGAAGTTGTCAGATATCTACGTAAGATTAATGATCGTTTCTTAAATGTAGAGAGAGGACAAAATAATACCACAGCACAAAATTGGAGTGCTGGAACATTCTTAAGACAGATTCCAGATCCAGTATCTATCGCATACGCTGGTGTTGCGGTTGTTGAATCTGAATCTCAACTTGTTACTGTCAAGGGCGGTGCTGCTGTTGGCGTAACTCAAAGAGAAACTGAATATCAAATCGAAGTTCAAGATCTATCTCCAAGAAAAGATAAATTAGAATTCCTAAGAATTCCACCTCCAAGTGGAGTAATTGATGGTTATCAAGAAAGTGTATTCATTGATGATCCTATCTCAACCAGATTAAATGGTATGGTTGATCTTCTAGATGATTATGGTGTTGTAAAACGTGATGGAACTATCATATATGCCAGAAACTTAGTGTTCCAGAATAGTGTATTCTACATTGGAGATTATACCACAACAAATGCTGGTCACACTATTAGTCACTTTGATGGTATATTTGATGATGGTACTTGTGACGTTTCGGCAATGACTCTTGCAGAAATAGAAACATATTTCCCCGCTTTGGGCATTCGCGACTTTGAGTTGAGAGGAGACTCTAGTTATACACTTTCTGGAGATAAATTTACAGTAGCTCCACCATCTATTCAAAATCCTGTTGCTATATCTAATGGTTCTCAATCAATTGCTGTTGGAACTGTTACAGTACAGAAGACGACTTACTTCCCATCATCTGGTAGTTTGTTTACTAGTGATGGTACTGTAATTGATTATACTAGCAAGACGGCAACTTCATTCGAGGGTTGTACAGTTGCTAGCGGACCAGCAAATATCACACTTAACGCTGAAATCGTACCGTTTATAAAGTAATAAATATCGGTATAAATATAAATAACTCAGGCACAAATCACAACGTCGGATAAAGAAACCCATGGCTGCTATTATTTCTGATAAGTTTCGTATTTTTAACG